ACATTCAAGGAAGCAACTTTGCATCTGGTGCTTCAGGTCTTCAATTTAGCGGTGATGGCACAAACGCACAAGCAACCCTCGACTCCGCAGGCAACCTAGGCTTGGGAGTTACTCCTAGTGCGTGGGGGAGTGACTACAAGGCTTTGCAAATTACTGCGGGTATGTCTTTGTGGTCTAACGGTGCAAATTCTGCTCTTATCCAGCAGAACACATATTACAACGGATCGAATCAAATTTATCTTGGCAGTTACGCTGCAACTTCATATCAGCAAGTGAATGGGGCACACATTTGGGCAAACGCCCCCTCAGGCACAGCAGGTAACCCCATTTCTTTTACTCAGGCTCTTACTCTGTCTGCGGTTGGTAACTTGTTGCTTGGCGGTACATCCGACCCAACAAGTGCAGCAAAAGCCATTGTGATCTACAACGGCACAGCGCCCACAGGTAATATTGCAGGTGGTACTTTGTATGTTGAATCTGGTGCGCTAAAGTATCGTGGTTCATCTGGAACAGTCACAACACTGGCAGTAGCATAATGAATCAAGAACTTGTAGCAGAACACTTTGACCACAAAGAAGGTCGTCTGTATTGGAAAAAAGTAAGTCACCCAAACAAGCAATACCTTGTTGGTCAGGAAGCAGGCTCTATCCACCTTACTGGCTATCGCCATGTAACATGGCAAGGCAAGGTGTATAAAGTTCACCGCCTGATTTTCTTGCTTGAGCATGGTTACTTGCCTAAAGAGATTGACCACATCAACGGCAATAGACAAGATAACCGCGTGGAAAACTTGCGTGATGTGACCCGCAGCCAAAACCAGTTCAATAAAGCAATGTGCAAAAACAACACATCGGGAACCCGTGGTGTATCGTGGCACAAAAAGTCTAATGCTTGGTTAGTGCGTGTTTGCGCTGGTGGTAAAACAAAAAGCATTGGTTATTTCAAAGACTTGGAATTAGCAGGTTTAGTGGCTAATGAAGCCCGTTCTATTTATCACGGCGTTTACGCCAAATAACCCAAAGGAAACATCATGACAACTCAATTTAACTGGTCTATCAACCAACTCGATCGCAACACCTCTAACGGTTTCGTCACTACTGTGCATATTTAAATAAAATGGTAAAGCGCCTTACAACTGAGGAATTTGTCGCCAAAGCCGTAAAGGTACACGGCGGCAGGTACACCTACGAGAAGGCGGTTTATGAAACCAAAAAGTCAAAAGTTGTTGTGACTTGCTCTAAACATGGTGATTACACTGTATCGGCATCTGTTCATTTGCTTGGGTTTAACTGTAAGAAATGTGCAAACGAAGCAAAACTTGGAATCTCTTACAAAACAAAAACAGCGTTTTCTTATGCTAGAGATGCTGCAAAACTCAATGGCGATTTGTTTTATTCTGGCAGTGCTTGTAGAGGGTGCGGGTTTGGTGTTAGATATGTAAGCACCAATTCATGTGCAGCTTGTGCAGTGGAAAGTAGAAAAATATCTAATGTTAAAAACAACTGTATCCGCCATAAAAGATACTTGGACGCAAATATTTACCGTGATGATCTCAATATTCAAACGCACATAAAAAACATTTATCTTTGCAAGAAGCAAATGCAAAAAGAATTTGGTGTGAAGTTGCACATAGATCACATTGTTCCGCTAAAGGGTAAAGATGTTTGCGGTCTTCATGTGCCTTGGAATTTACAAGTTACAACTGCAAAGTACAATTTATCAAAGAAAACAACGACAGGTATGTGTTCAGTGCCAAACACTGAATTTGGTGTAATCTCAGTGCATGAATCTGCACTTCCTTGGAACTTAAAGGGTTAAAAATGACAACTACTAATTGGACTGTTTCCGAAATGGAACGAGTAAAAGCAACGGGTTTTGTAAATGTTGTGCATTACAACGTCACCAAAACAGACGGCGATCATCTTGCATCTACCTACGGCACTATCGGCTTTGAGGCCGGTACTCCTGCAACACCTTTTGAATCCCTGACTGAAGCACAAGTGATTGCATGGGTCAAAGACAAGCTAGGTGAGGCAACTGTAGAGGCTTCATTGGCTTCTCAGATTGAAGCACAGCGTAACCCTGTTAAGGCTTCTGGCCTGCCTTGGTAAAAACTTGAAATAAGTATACGATTTCTACGAAATCTATTGACAAAGTAGTTAAAATAGTATACATTACATTCTTATTAACTACAAAGGACTCCATTTATGGAACAATCCTTAGCTACACAAGACTTAAGTAAATTCTACGACGATGCCTTCGATATGATGTCCACTCAAGGGTGGAAGGATCTTATGGAAGACATCCTCAGAGTAAAGAATAGCTACGACAAACTATCTTCTGTCACGGAAACACATACTCTAGACTTTCGTCGGGGACAGATGGATATTTTGAACTGGTTATATGGCTTGAAGGAAGCCTATGGGCGTACCTACAAAGATCTTCAAGAGACAGGTGACATTTAAGTATGTCACGACGTATCTTTGAATTTGTTTGTAAGAACAACCATCGCACTGAAGCTTTTGTAGACGAAGAAGTCCACGCAACTCCTTGTAAGGAATGTGGCTCTGAGGCTATTAGAGTAGTAAGCGCACCTACCATGAAGTTAGAAGCTTACACGGGCTCTTTTCCGACTGCTTATGACGCATGGGATCGAAAGCGATCTGAAAAGATTGCTCAAGAGAAGAAGCAGAACGCATAAATACTTCCCCTAGCCTGTAACAAGGTTAGCTTTGTTAGTATCGAGTTCTTATTTTAAATATAGATCTCCTAGAACCACATTTATACGTGGCAGGAAAAGGAATTAGTATGTTAGTAGATGAAACTGAAGATAGTACTCTAGGTGAACTCGACGTAGTTGAACAACTCACCGCACCGCCCAAGATTGAAGAAGATCACGCTAGTGCAGACACAATCCCTGAGAAATACAAAGGGAAGTCAGCGCAAGAGATCATTCGGATGCACCAAGAGGCTGAAAAGCTCATTGGTAAACAGGCACAAGAAGTTGGCGAGGTTCGTAAACTTGCTGATGAATTGTTGAAACAAAGTCTATCAAACAAACCTACTGCACCTACTGAAGTAGAGCCTGAAATTGACTTCTTTGAAGATCCACAGAAGGCAATTCGTAATTCTATTGATAAGCATCCCGATGTTCTAGCAGCACGACACAGTGCTCAAGAGTTTCGTAAGATGCAGATTCAGCAGAAGTTAAATCAAAAGCATCCTGACTTTGGTAATATTGTTCAAGATCCTGAGTTTGCGGAGTGGGTAAAACAATCTCCCGTCCGTCTTGGGTTGTACGCAAAAGCCGATGGTGAGTTTGATTACGATAGCGCTAACGAATTGTTGTCCACTTACAAGCAGCTTAAGCAAATTAAGACGCAGCAAGTGGAGACCAAAGGTAAAGAAGTACTGAAGCAGAACTTAAAAGCTGTAGCAGTAGATACCGGCGGTACTGGTGAATCATCGAAGAGAGTGTATCGTAGGGCCGACCTTATTCGGCTACGAATGAATGATCCGGATCGTTACGAAGCTTTGGAGCCTGAGATCAGAGCTGCTTACGCTGAGAATCGAGTTCGGTAATTGGTTAAATTAATTAATTGTAATACTAGGAGTATTTAAAATGGGTCTCGGAACTAATCACGTCACAGTCACCACCGCAGCAACGTTCATTCCAGAAATTTGGAGTGATGAAATTGTAGCTGCTTACAAAAAGAACTTGGTTGCAGCCAACCTCGTCAAGAAAATGAGCTTCAAGGGTAAGAAAGGTGACACAGTTCACATTCCTAGCCCTACCCGTGGTTCTGCTTCTGTCAAGGCTGCATCAACTCAAGTTACTTTGATTGCTGCAACTGAAACTGAAGTTAACGTGTCTATCAACAAGCACTATGAATATAGTCGCATGATTGAAGACATCGTCGAAGCTCAAGCTCTGTCGAGCCTGCGTTCATTCTACACAGATGATGCTGGTTACGCCTTGGCTAAGCAAGTGGACACTGATCTGATTCGCTTGGGTCGTTTGTCTCAAGGCGGCGCTGGTGCTCGTTACGCAGGTGCTTTCATCGGCTCTGACGGCTCTACAGCTTACGACTACACCACTGACAACCAAGCTGCTTTGACTGACGCTGCAATTCGTCGTTCTATCCAGCGCTTGGATGACTCTGATGTGCCTATGGACGGTCGTTTCTTCATCGTGCCCCCATCGACACGTAACACCCTGATGGGCTTGGCTCGCTTCACTGAGCAAGCTTTCGTGGGCGAACAAGGTGCAAGCAACACTATCCGTAACGGTGAAATCGGTGATGTGTACGGCGTTAAAGTGTACGTGTCTACCAACGCTGACACTGCTAACGACGCTAACGATGGTTCGGGTACAGCTCAAGCGGCCCGTATCGCACTGATGGCTCACAAAGATGCCTTCGTGTTGGTCGAGCAAGTTGGTATCCGTTCACAGACTCAGTACAAACAAGAATACCTCGGTACTCTGTTTACTGCTGACACTCTGTACGGTGTTGCTGAACTGCGTGACTACTCCAGCGTTGCCTTGGCTGTACCAGCTTAAGAGTAAATAGACTGAAGGGGCTTCCTCAAAGCGTCACAAGCGCTCAAAGGGAGGCTCCTTTGGTCTATCTACACTTGGACTAACACTACCATGTCAGCTACCTTTAAATGTCTTATTAGTGGTAACACAGTTACCTTTATCCATCAAGTCGATATTGACTCCATGAAGGACAATACTGGCTATGTTCGAGTAGAAACAAATCCTGTTGAAGTTGCTCCCGAAGCTCCTAAAAAGGCTGGTCGTCCTGCCAAGAAGACTGAAGCTGCTGAGGTTCACTAATCATGGAAGACGTTTCAGCTCGTGAGTTTGGTAAGCTAGAAGCTCAAGTACAGTCTTTGCAAGGTGAAGTGTCTGACTTACGTAAAGATGTTAAATGCCTTTTAGAGCTTGCTAACAAGTCTAAAGGTGGTTTCTGGATGGGTATGACTATTGCCTCGTTAATCGGCGGTTTTATCACATTCTTTGTTGGTAGATTCTTTAAATAATAAGGTACTGTATGTATATGTCCTCTAAAACCCCTAGCACCAAGAAGCCTGCCAAAGACATGGTAAAACCTGTCAAAGAGTCTAATATGCCTCAACGTGGCCAGCGTACCATGAAGAACAAGGCTAAAAAGAAGTAAGTATGGCATTACCTTCTTATCTTACCTTGGTGAATGACGTCTTAGGACGTCTTCGTGAGCCTGCTGTTACTTCTGTCAATCAGAACACAATGAGCTTGCTTGTCGGCAAGTTCGTCAACGACGCCAAGCGTGAGATTGCTGATGCCTACGATTGGGATGCCTTTAACACCTCTATTACAGTTCCTACTGTAGCTAGTCAATATACAGGTTACAGCTTAACTGGTGCAGGTACTAAGTTCAAAGTTACTAACGTACTAGACATCACTGACTACGGTGATCTGCTCCCATCTACTGTCGATCAGATTGAGCGTCGTGTATTTAGCACAGCTAACCCTCAAAATGCAGATCCTAGTGAATATGCCTTTAGTGGTGTAGACACCAACGGGGACAGTCAAGCGATGTTTTACCCTATTCCAGTAGGTGTCAATAACATTCGTTTTAGCTTGATCGTGCCAGAAGAAGATTTAGTTAACGATGGCGACACAACTAAGCTCCCTAAAGATCCTATTGTCTTGATTGCTAAGGCACTGGCTTTGGTGGAACGTGGTGAAGACGGCGGATTGAGTAGTTCAGAGGCCTACGCAATTGGCAAGAAAGCTTTGGCTGATGCTATCGCTATTGAGCTTGCTCGGTCTCCTGAAAATGAAATGTGGCGTCCAGTATAATGTCTCAGCAAATACAAGCTTACGCTATTAACGCTCCCGGCTTTTACGGGCTGAACACTCAGGACTCATCTCTTGATCTGGTATCAGGCTTTGCTTTAACAGCTACTAACTGCGTTATTGACCAGTTTGGCCGTATTGGTGCTCGTAAAGGGTGGACAAGGGTTAATAGCTCTTCAGGTACTTTGAGCACAGCTAACGTTAAGTCTATCGGTGAACTGATTACAGTAGACGGAACTAGCTGGACTATCTGTGCAGGTAACAATAAGCTGTTCAAGCTGGTAGGCTCTACTCTTACTGAGCTTACTTACGGTGGCGGTGGCACAGCTCCTACGATTACAGCGGATAACTGGAAAATGGCTTCCCTTGGTGGAGGCCTTTACTTGTTTCAAGAAGGCTACGATCCACTAGAGTTTAACCCCTCAACCTCTACAACTCAGTATCGTCGTATCTCTGAGATGGGCAGCTACGCAGGTACTGTACAACTAGCTAACGAGGTTATCAGCGCTTATGGTCGTTTGTGGAACGTAGGCACTGCTACAGACAAAGTAACTATCCAGTGGTGTGATACTAAGCAGCCTTTTGATTGGGCAGCGGGTTTAGCAGGCACTTTGGACACTACAACTGTGTGGCCTAAAGGCGGAGATGTTGTAGTTGGCTTAGGCGCTCACAACGGCTTCCTGTTTGTCTTTGGTAAGAATAACATTCTTGTCTACTCAGGTGCTACTGACCCCTCAGCTTCTGCCTTTGCTCTTCAAGACGTTATCACAGGTATTGGCTGCGTTGCTAGGGATAGTATTGCTAACACTGGCTCAGACATTATCTTTTTGTCCCAAACTGGTGTACGTAGCTTACAGCGCACTATTCAAGAAAAGTCAGCTCCTTTGCGTGAGCTTAGTAAAAACGTCCGTAATGACTTAATCTCCTACTTGAACGCTGAAGTAGCTGCTGACATCAAAGCTGTGCACTCCCCTCTCGATGCCTTTTATTTGTTGTCTTTGCCTGTCGCTAAACAGGTGTATTGTTTCGACACTAAAGCTCAATTAGAAGATGGTGCAGCAAGGGTAACAACATGGGACTCTATTGAGCCTAAGAGCTTTTGTGCTAAACAAGACGGTACTCTGTTGTTGGGTAAAGCTGGTTACGTAGGTTCTTACTCTGGGTATTTAGATGATGCGTCCACTTACCAGATGCAGTACCATACTAACCACACTGACTTCGGTGCTCCCTCAGTTACTTCCATTCTAAAAGCTATCTTGGTCACTGTTATTGGCGGTAACGGACAAGCCTTGACAATTAAGTGGGCTTATGACTTTACAGGTAACTTCTACCCTCAAAACGTAACTATCCCTACTAACACTATTGCTTACTACGGGGAAAGCGAATACAATTACGGATTTGAATACTCTAGTGGTAAAGCTCTATCAGTTCTGAAAGCTTATCCTACAGGCTCAGGTAAAGTAGTACAAACAGGTTTTGACGCTTATATTAACGGCTCACCTTTGAGCATTCAAAAGGTAGAGATTCTAGCTAAGAACGGAAAGATTTTATCATCATGAAAAACCTATCTTTCATAGCTTTCATGAAACAAGGAGATTGACTTGAATTATACAAAAAGCGTTAACTTCGCAGCTAAAGATAGCCTGTCCTCTGGTAACTCAGCCAAGATTGTACGTGGTACTGAGATCAACACTGAGTTCGACAATATTGCCACAGCTATTGCATCTAAGGCTGATGGTGACTTCACTAACTTTGGCTTTGTAGAAACTGCGGGTGTCTTGTACATTCAGTCTAGTGGTACTAGCGTAGCTAAGATTGATGGTTCAGGAAACCTTACTGTTATCGGTAATGTGATCTCTAATGGCACAATGTAAGACCACATATGGCAGCTAATCCGTTTGAACAAGGGACTGAAGTATACAAGTTCTTTGATGCTTTATCTCCCTCAGGGCAGCAAGCATTACTAGACAATAAATATGCTGTAATGACTTTGCCTATGACTCTCCCCTTAAAGGGTGGGTTAGAAGCTGCGCTAAAAGACCCTAAATCTTTTATCTTTGCAGCTCCTTCAAAACAACAATCACAGGGCTCATACGAAGCTTATATTCAAGATCACCCAACAGCGGCTGGCGGGTTAGGTGGGTTTTTAAAGAGCGCTCTCCCTATTGCCTTAGCTGTTGCTTTGCCGGGTGCTGGAGCTGCTTTAGGAAGTGCTTTAGGTGTCGGTACAGCAGCAGGTTCTGCTTTAGTTGGTGCTGGTTTAGGTCTTGCTCAAGGGCAAGATTTAGAACAAATTGCAACTAATGCCGCCATTGGTGGAATTGCTGGTCAACTTGGCGCAGGGGCCGCAGAAGCTACAGGCTCTAAAGCTATCGGACAACTAGCTGGTAGTACAAGTGCTGGCCTCTTGTCAGGTAATGATCTTGGCGCATCCTTAACTAACGCAGCTATCAACACAGGGGCTACTGCAGCAGCTAACGGCTTGTTGTCTCCTTCAGTTTCACCAGAAATTACTGTACCTAACGCTGTAGCTGAACAACCTCCGACTGACTATTCCATCGTTCCCCCTTCATCGGGTGGCTTAGGTCTTAAAGCCGATTTAGCGCCTCTTGACCTTAGTAACCCTTATTCGTTTGATTTAACAAATACAGGTGGGCTAGGTTTCCAAGCAACACCGGCCCCTTATAATCCTTCTAACCCTTACAGTTTAGATACCAACTTTGGTAATTTAGATTCTATGGGTGGAGGTACAGGCATCACAGTACCTACTCAGCCCGGAGCTACTTTAGGGGCTATCGGCACGGAAGCTAAGGCTAATCCAGCTTCTAATTCAAACAATTCAGCAGCTACAGGTTTACTAGCTGGCTTAATCAAATCAGCTTTAACAGGAAGTTCTTCTTCAGGGACAGGAAATATGGCAACTACTCCACCGGCAAACAATACAACAGATTTCAGTACTCTCTTTCAAGGGCTGTTAGGGGGCGCAGGAAGCCTCATGCAAGGCGAGTCAAACGTTGTAGCTAGACAGGAACAAGCTAATGCTCTTCGTCAAGCGGGACAACAAGCAGCTACAGCTTCTCAGTTCCGTCCTGTAGGTACTACAACTACCTTCGGTACATCTAACTTCCAAGTTGATCCTACTACAGGTCAACTACAAAGTGCTGGCTACAGTCTGTCACCGCAGTTACAGCAGTATCAGAATACTCTAATGGCTGGTGGTCAACAGTCTTTGACCGATGCTGCTAACTTGCAGAACTTGGGTCGAGGGTATATCGCTCAGTCCCCTGAGGCTGCTGCTCAGCAGTACATGTCTAACCAACAAGCTTTGTTGGCTCCTAGTCGTGATATGGAATCAGCTCGATTGGCTAACCAGTTGCAGCAGACAGGACGTACTGGTGTCTCAGTTGCCCAAGGTGGTAGCTTAGGTATGGCTAACCCTGAACAGCAAGCTCTTGCTAACGCTCGTGCAATTCAGGACTTGAACTTGGCTGCTCAGGCTCAGCAACAAGGTCGTGCTCAGACTACATTTGGTCAAGGTTTGCTCACAGGTGCTTACGATCCGTTCAATGCAGGTATTAAGACTGCTTCGACAGTTGAAGGCCTTGGTCAACAACCTCTGGGATTGTCTACTGACTTGGCTAAGAATTTCCAACAAGCTAATTCCACAGGTGCTAAGTACAATCTTGCAGCTCAAGATGCCGCTACTGCTGCTTTGTTCCCCGCAAATCAGTATAATCCTTATGCTTCTCTGTTGTCTGGTTTAGCAGGCAATACTCAAGCTACTACAGCAGCAGGTAACTTATTTGGTAATACAGCTACAGGTACTGCTTTGGCTAAGTATTTGAGTGGGTTGACAGGAAGTAATCTTAATAACGCAGCAAGTGATTATATTTTCCAGAATCCTGACATCATCCCTCAAAGTACCTTCAGTGGCGGTGGAGCTGATATGTTAGATCAGGAAATGCGTGATCTGCTTGGCTTGTAAGATTTAAAAGGAAAGACAAACAAATTATGGCAACAGATTCTATGGTAGCAGGGTTGTTTCAAGACCCTCAGCAGTATCAGCAAGCAATGCTTCAACAACAAATGAAGCAGAACTACGATATTGCTCAGATGAGCCCTGAGCAACAAGTAACTGGCGGTCTTCGTAATGCAGGCTCTCAAATTGGTGGGGCTTTGGCAGGTTTGATGGGTGTACAAGATCCTCAGATGCAGCTCATGGCTATGCGTAAGCAGGTCTTGCAAGGTCTTGACCCTACCGATGCAGCATCTATCGGTAAAGCTGCTCAGGCTCTCGCTCAAGCTGGAGACCAACAAGGTGCTATGCAGTTGGCTCAAAAGGCTCTTGAAGTACGTAATACTGAGTCACAGATCTCAGGTCGTACTGAAGAGAAACAAGCTCAACGTGATTTACAAAAGCAGCTCCAGACTCAGAAAGATCAAGCTGCCTTGGAGCGTTTACAAGAAAAGCTAACTGCTGACATGCAACGAGAAAAAGAACGTGGCGCTTCAGACGAACGTCTTGCTCGTATGCAAATTGAGGGACGTAAAGAAATAGCTCAGTTGGCTGCTTCTTTTAAAGGATCACAACCTAAGAATCTTCCTGCAAGCTTACAAAAAGATGAGGGTAAGGATCTTGAGACAATCGACACATACACAGGTCAAGTAGATGCGTTGAAGCCTGCTCTGGACGCCTTGACTCCTAACGACAAAGGTGTGCGTAAACTTGAACTTGGCCCATTGAAGAACCTTAAATACGAAGCTCAGTTGGCAGCAGGTAACTCTAGCCCTGAAGCCCGTTCTTATGAGGGTTTGAAGTCAGCAGTAGACACGGCAGTTAACCTGCAAGTTAGCGCTGAAAAAGGTGTTCAAACTGACAAAGACGTTCTCCGCTTTGCCAAGGCTTTGATTGCAGCTTATGGTCGTAACGACACAGAGGCAACATACCAAGCCCTTAAACGCTATCAAGAGTCTATTGTTGCAGCCCAAGGCCGTGCAAAAGGTCGTGTTGAGTCTCGTCGCAAGTCTCAAGGCGTTGACCCTTATTACGTTAACGATACAGCGCAGCAACCTCTTAAACGAATCAAACTGGACTAAACAATATGGCTGTTATTTACGAATACGGTGGTCAAGAATATGAACTTCCTGATGGTTTGTCTAATGAGCAAGCGCTAACTAAGATTAAAACATATCTAGGCCAGTCTGCTGAGCCTGCTCGTGGTCGTCCTACGATGGCTAACGATCCACGACGTACTGATGTACAACAGCCTCGTACAGGTATGCAAGAAGCTGGTCGTCAAGCAGGCATGACAGGCAGGACGCTATATGAAGCCTTTACAGCCCCTGCTACGGCTGCTTTAGACTTTGGTGCAGGCTTGTATAACGCAGGTGCTAATCTAGTAGGCTCAGAAAGCCGTTTACCTTATTCGTCACAGCAACAAGCTGCTATGTTGAATCAGATGGGTGCGCCCGTACCTGAGACTACTGCTGAAAAGATTGCTCAAGGCGGTATTTCTGGCCTTGCTGGTCAAGCTGGCTTAGCTAAGGTTGCCCCTGCTGCCGCCGGTAATCTTGCTCGTAGCCTTCCCGCTGCTGCCGCTGGTAGTGCTGTAGCTCAGCCTACTGCTGAACTGGCTACAGACATCACAGGAAACCCTTTAGTGGGTCAAGCGGTGGGTTTAGGCGCTTCATTGGTTGCTGGTGGAGCTGCCGGTAAAGCTGGTGGAATGTTAGAGCCTAAAGTGCCCCAATTCTCTATTGCAGAAGTGAAAGCACGAGCTGCAGCTAACTACAAAACAATGGATGACGCAGGCATCACCATTAAGCCAAAGAGTGCTCTGGACATGGTAGACAACATGAAAAAGAGCCTAGATGATGCCAACTGGATTCCTGAAAACAGTCCTAAGATTCAGAATGCTCTGACAAAGTTTGAGTCAATTATTGGGACTGAGCGCCTGCCTTTTAACAAGCTTGAAAAGATCCGGAGTACTGCGCTTAAGCTTACTCAGGATACAGATAGTGAGACACGGCGACTGGGTAAGATCCTTGTTGAAGGTGTCGATGACCGTATCAGCTCATTGAACGGTCGTGATGTAATGCCGGGAACTAGCGGCAGTCTTGACGAAGCTGTGAAATCGGTTATGTCTGCCCGTAAAGATTGGAGAGCCGCAAGTAAAGCTCAAGTGATTCAGGACTTGTTTGATGTGGCTGAAGCACGTGCGTTGAACCCTTCTGCATCTGAAGCTAAGGTTCTACAAGACAAGTTAACTTCGTTGCTGGCAAATAAAAACAAAGCTGCGATGTTTACAACAGCCGAGAAGAACGCAATGAAGTCCGTTATTAATGGAGGGCCTGTAGATGCGCTTGCTTCTTTTGTTGGTCGTTTTAACCCTATGCGTCCGTTTGGTGCAGCTTCTTCTGGCGGGGGTGGTTTAATTGCTCAAGACCCCACTGTTGGTTTAGGTCTCGCAGGTGCTGGTTTTGTTACAGACACTGCTCAAGGGGCACTAAAACGTCGAGCTACAACTAATTTGATTAAGGGTGTAGCGTCAGGGACTATTCAAGATCAGCCTAACTATCGTTACTCAGGGTTGCTCGGTGGGTTTATGTCTGAGCCTTAACTATGCCTTTAACAATCCTAGCTGCTGCGAATGCCGCCGTAGCTGCGATTCAACAAGGCTGTGAACTCTACAAGGAATATAAGGGTACAGTCCTTAAAGCTAAAGCAGCTATTGATGAGGTAAAAGGAATAGTAGGGGAAGTCTCAGGCGCTTCAACAGGCATCTGGGCTTTCCTGAAATCTAAGTTTTTTTCTAGTGAACCTGAAAAAGAAGTTATACCTGAGGTTGTAGTTCCAGCTAAGAAGGTCAAGAAGAGACCGGTATTTGAAGAGCATGACGAAGCTTCTATAACAGCAGATCTGATTAAGAACTTAAAGATCTTCTTTAAATGTCTTGAAGAGTTACAGAATAAAGTTGCTGAAGCTAAAGAAAAGTCATTGAATGTAGACAACAACACCTTAGAGTCAGCTTTGGATATTGAGTTTGCTATGTCTCAAGCTCAAGAGCTACAAAAGCAGATTAGAGAGACTATGGTTTATAACTCTCCAAAGGAGTTAGGAGACCTGTACACAAAGGTAGTTAATAGAGTAGGGGTTATACAGGAACAACAAGAATTAGCGCGAATAGCTAGAGTTAAGAAAACAAGGGAAGAGCAATGGCGACGAGATCAACTTCTTCATCAAGCTCAAAGCAGAGTAATTTGGGTCGTTACAGCCCTCCTGATAATAGGGGAGACATGGTTAATTCTACTAGCAGTAATGAAGGGTTCATCATACTCACCATAATTCTTACATTACTTTTCTGTCTAGTGTTCCCACTTGAGGTCTATCTTTACATTATTGTTAAAGATGCTGTAGCAATGTGTTATAGGAAATAAATATATATATATACGAATATGAGGGATACCGAATGAACGACCTACTAAATCTTTTAAAAGGTATTGCACCTACTGTGGCTACTATGGTTGCAGGGCCTCTAGGTGGGGCTGCTGTGTCTGCACTGGCTTCTAAGTTTGGTGTCTCAGATAGCATAGAAGCTGTCGCTAAAGCTATCGCTGGAGACCCTCAAGCTGCACAGAAGCTTCAAGAGTTAGAGCTAGAGTACGCTAAGCTAGACGCTGCTGACCGTGACTCTGCTCGTGCTGCAAACTCGGCAATTGCAACTAGCTCTGAAGCACATGTGATGGAAAAGCTTGTTGTACCTATTCTTGCTTTAGGTACTGTTGGCCTTTGTTTTTTATTGATCGGGGTACTGTTGTTTATCAACATTCCAGACAGCCAAGAGAACATTATCATCTACGCACTAGGCTTTATCACTAGCGCAGCAGGTCAAGTAT